GCCGTTGGCCGTGGTGAAGTCGATCCACGTCGCCTTGTTCTTGGGCTGCTCGAACGTGTTGTCCTTGATGAGCACGTCCTGCACGGAGTACGTGCCCGTGCCCGTGTCGAGCGTCTGGAGGTCCGCGCCCGTGTTGTCGATGAAGCGACAGCCGGTGACGACACAGTGCGTGGAGCCAACGCCGTTACCCGGCGCGTCGCCCGTGTCGAACGCGATAGCGAAGCCAGCCGAGCCCCGGAACAGGCAGCCCTTGATGTGGCCTTCGCTCGAAGTCATGGAGTCGTCGTCTGCGTTGCCCTTGAGGCGCAGGAGGCCCTCAGTGACGGCCTCACTGTTGCCACCGTCGAACACGCAGTCCTCGTACACGAAGCCGTTGCCTTCCTGAATCACGGCGTCGGTGTCCTCGGTGACGAAGCGGCAGCGCTTGGCCACGAAGCCCTGAGCCGAGACAGTCAGCGCAGCGCCACCAGCAAGGGCAACGATGTCAGGGAAGCCGTAGCGCCCGACCTGACCGCCGATGATGGTGATGTAGTCCGTAGTCACGGTGATATTCTCGACGTACTCGCCGGGCTGCACGAAGATCGTGTCGCCCTCGCGGGCATCGGCCACCGCCGCAGCGATGGTCGAGTACCCGTACGTGCCGAGGTTCGCCCCGACGATGAGCGTCCGGCCGAGAGACGGATCGACCGGGATGCTCGTCGCGGGATTTGGAAACTGGTTGTAGCCCATGATCGCTCTCCGTTACGGCCTGGAGCCGTCGATGCCGCGCCAGGTGCCGAAGCCCTTGGTGTGGCGCTGGTACACGGTGAAGATCGCGTTCTTGTTCCAGGGGGCGTCGAAGCCGTCGAAGATCGGACGGTCGCGGAACAGGAACTGAAGGTCGTGGGCCTTGCGGCTAGCAAGGAACCACTGAGCCGTGTTGGTGAAGTAGTGGCACACCATGTAGGACAGGTCGTCCTGCATGAGCGGGTTGATCTCGTTCGCAGCGCCCACGAAGGGAGCCCGAGCCGAGCCGAGAATCTGCCGCGCCAGGAACTTGTTTTCCGGGGCGATGAGCAGCATGTCCGGCGTCATCAGACGCGGGAGGTTGCGCTCGTTCGGCATGTTCTCGAACCGCGTGAGGGCGTTCTGAATCGCCAGCGAGCTGAAGCCCACATCGGGCGACGGCCGGTTGGCAGTCGTGCCACCGCCGAGCAGCGGATGGGCGGTGTTGCAGAGCGACACGCCGTCGAAGCCAGGGAAGGCGTTATCGAAGGCGTTGTTGAGCACCGACCAGGCATCGACTTCCTGGCGGTTGCGCGAGGAGCGCGCCAACTCGGCGACCAGCTCACGCATGATGCCGTACTGGTCGTCTCGCCACATCGGCCAGGTGATCTCGACCGCGAGGCCGAACGGCACCGCCGTGTAGCTGACCTGCCCGCCGAGCAGAGGCTCGTCGAGCGGGAAGTTGTTGCCCTCAGGCATCGAGAGCAGAGTCCCGAGGCCAGCGATCTGCTGGTCGGTGACGGGGTTCCACGGCATATCGTCCACGTTGAAGAACAACGTGTACTCTAGCGGCCGTTCCTTGCCGGTCTCGACGTAGACCCTGTAGAGGTCCGGCGTCAGAAGCGCTGCGAAAGCTCCACGATTTACTGCCATGGTCGTTCTCCCTTGCTCTCTCTAGCTTAGCCGAAGATGGTGTCGGCGATTTCGACAACGAACTCGACGAGGGCCTTGCCAGTGTTGGCCGAGCCGAAGCTGATGTCGTCGTCGGTCGTGGAGCCCACCGGATCGATGAGCTTCATCACTACTGCTGAAGCGTTCGCCCCGCCGCTCGCACCCAGCACCCACTTCAGCGTGGTGTCGTCCTTGTGAAACTCGACAGGCGTGGCGCTCTGGTCGGAGACCGCGAGGGCCTTGGTGCCGCCGTCGCTCGCCACCGACGCCGCGATGTCCGTCAGCGAACCGACGAACTTGCGACCGGGGTACGCCAGCGCGACGAGGACATCCTCACCGCTGGCCGAGGCCGCGTTCTGCGCGAAGCCGAGGATGACGCCCGAGGCGCCAGCATCGTCGTCGGTCAGCTCGACCACGAGGCCCGAGCTGAGCGTAACCGGAGCGCCAGCGACAATGGCCGCCCCCGAGGTGTACACGTCGTCGGCATAGCTTGCGACAGCGTGCCGAACCGGCTTGATCGTTTCGTGCTTGATAGCCATGGTTGCTCTCTCCCTTGGGGGTTGCCCGTGTTGCTAGATTGACTACTACCGAACTCGGCCCGGCGCCGCAACAGTCCGTATGGGCACCCCAGGGATGGCCCCCTGGCGCAGCATCCGGTCAATGGCGCCCGAGCTGTTCAGGCGGTGGT